GGAGAAAAAATAACAGGGCGTGATTTCGTTGAAAAAGAATATAAAACATTTCTAGATTGCTTTCCTGATTGCCATGGAATTGAGATTAGAAAAAGTAAATTAAAATCGATTACTTCAATTCAATATTACGATGTTAATAACACATTACAAACATTAAGTTCTAGTGATTATTATTTTACAAATGATGCAAACTATTCATCAATTTATATTAATAATGATAAATCATTTCCATCAACTTATGATAGAAAGCAAGCGGTTATAATTACTTTTAAAGTTGATTATCCAAACTTTCCTGCAACATTAAAACAAGCGTTGCTAAGTGTTTGTGCTTATCTTTATGAGAATGCTGGCGATTGTGTAAACGAAAATAATTCACAATTTAAATCTTTGTTTTTTCCATATATTATCCCACAAAAATTTATTATATGAAATGTCAGTCAATAAAAAGAAATGTAAATAAAGTTTGCATTGGCGATTTTAGAGAAAAAATTAAAATACAAACAACTTCAATCTCTGCAAATAATGCACCTAACGGACTTTCAAGCGTAGCATTTACAACAGTTGCGGAAGTGTGGGCAATGATTAAAACAAATGCATCAAGAGAATTTGTCGATGGCGTTAATATTGAGAATGGTTTGAACACTGATTTTTATGTTCGTTATAATTCCGCAATTCCTTTAACCAAGCAACTTTGGATAGAATACAAAAATAATTTATATAAAATAACCAACACCGACAATATCGATAAAATGGATAACATAGTGCGGTTAAGAAGCACAGAGAAAGGCGATAAAACAATTAATGCTAATAAACGATGATTAAAGTAAAAGCTGGCTCAAGCAACGAAAAAACAATGAAATTTTTATATGAATTGCCAGTTGAATTAACAAAAGCAATTCGTCAAGGCTTTTACACATCAGGAAAACAATTAGTCGCAGATTTAAACAAAGACATGAAAGCCCCTAAAAGCGGTAGAGCTTACAAGGTTTATCGTGGAGTTAGTGGCAAATTAAAGAAGCCTAAATTGCATATTGCATCAGCCCCTAGCGAAACGCCCGCAATCATTACGGGTAAGTTTAGAAAGTCCGTTGATTTTGCGGTTAGGGGAAATAGAACTCTTGAATTTGGTGCAAATCAATCAGCTCCAGAATATGCGGAATTTTTAGAAAATGGAACTTCTAAAATGGAAGCAAGAGAGCCGTTTAAACGAACAGTTTTAAAGCTTAAAGATAAAATTAAATCAAACATAGATATTCAGTTAAAAAAAGCATTGGAGGGTAAAAAATGAAAGGGGTTTACATAGTAAATAGATTAAAAGAAATTTTACCAAAATATACCGATGATTTTTCAACAATAATTAATGTTTCAACATTAACGAGAAGCGGGACGACTATTACTTGCACAACCACAACTGCTCATGGATTATCAACTAATGATTATGCAACAATTCGAGGTGCAAAAAATCCAATTGCTTTAAGCTCAATTACTTTTTCAAATGGAATTGCAACAGCAACAGCATCAACCGACCACGAATTAACCGACCCTTCTAAATTTTCTCCATCAAATTTACCTTTATATGTTGAGATTGCTGGAGCTAGTGGATATAATGGCGTAAAAGAATTAGTAAGCGTTCCAACTAATTTAACATTTAAATTTAAAGTAAGTGGAAGCCCGTCAACTGTAGCAGGTGGATATTTATTATTAGAAGACCAAGAAGGTTATAACGGTTATAAACAAATTACAAAAATTGATGCAACTTCTTTTTCTTACCAAACTGGCTCTATGCTATCGCCAGCACAAGGAACAATTCAAGTAAGTTGCTTAACTAGAATTGACCATGCACCAACGCCAGCAAGAATACAACAATATTATTCAACAAATTCAAGTGATATTTCACAAGTTTGGGCTTTTGTTGTTCTAAGTCAAAACCAAGCTTTTAAAGATGATACAATTGTTGGCGATTCATCTTCTTCAAATAAAAAAAATGAGTCCTACTGGAATACATCTATGCAACAATTTAATATTTATGTTGTAATTCCTTCAACAAGTTCAACACTTGGCGGTATTTTTCAAGACCAAGCAAAAACCTATTTAAACCCGCTTTTAAAATGCTTAGCTAATTATGTTTTTGTAAGTGATTTAAAAGAAGAAAAAACTCAACCATGCCAATTTATTGGCGATGAAGCAGATGATTATATTGAAGCAAGATATACGCATAGATTTGATTTTACCGTTCCAAACATTATACAAACAGAAGATACTGCAGATTTTGATAATGGAACTCCATTAAAAATAATCGATGGAATATTTGAAGATAACAACCTCGAATTTTATGTTAATACTAGAAATTAATCATGGTTTTTCCCGTTGATTTAAATTGAATTTTTAACATCATTACAACATTAAATTAAATTTTATTTTATGAAATTAAAAATAAATCAAGATATTAAAACGCCAAACGGCAAAGTCTTTAAAGATTCAATTATTGAAGTTGATGATATTGACGGAGTGCCATCAGAAATATTTTGGCGTAATAGAATAAGAGATTCAGCAATTGATAATTGCGTTGAAATTGTATCAACTCAAAAAAAGGTAAATAAATAATGGGTGCATCATTTCCAAATATAACTTCAAATATTAAATCAGCTTTAACTGCCAAAAATGCGGGCGAGCGTTCAATTTTGTTAGTCGGTTGTATGATTAGCGGAACTGCTTCAAGCGGTCAACTAAAAGAAGGCATTATTTCTAAAAAAGAATTTAATGATTTCTTTGGTGCTAAATCACAAATTGCAAAAGCTGGTAGAGCCATGATTGATGCTCTTTCAGTTTCTAAAATTAAACCTAAAATTAGTGCAATTGGTTTAACTGATAATGCTTCAGGCGTTGCATCAACAGGAACGATTGCATTTAGCGGAACAGCTACCGAATCAGGAACTTTAACAGTTTATATTGATTCAATTAGAAATGGTAAATATGAATTAGCCGTTGCCAGTGGTGCAACCGCCAGCTCAATTGGTGCTAATTTAGAAACTTTAATTACCGCCAATACTTATTCTCCAGTAACCGCAGTAAACACAACTGGTTCAGTTGCTTTAACTGCTAATAACGATGGAGTTCAAGGAAACACAATCGGACTTAAAATAGTTGGTTCAGTTGCTGGAATTACTGCAACACTTACAGCAATGGCAAGCGGTGCAACTAATCCAGTTTTAACATCTTTATTTGATTCAGTTGTTGACCAAAGATATACCTCTATTGTTTACCCTGCTGAGTGGGGAATTTCAACTTTAACAGCTTTTACAGAAGCAAGATTTAATGTTGATAATAAAATTATTGATGGCATTGGCATAACTTGTAAACCTGATACTTATTCAAATACAAACACCGCAGGTGATGCTTTAAATCAAAAAACTTTAGCATATTTAGGAATACCATTAATTGCAACATCAACTCACAAAGGCGGAGCAATCTTTGAAAGTCCAATTGTTATTGCTTCTTATTTTGCTTGCCTAAGAGAATTAAGATTAACAGAAGGTGCAAATGTATCATCAATTACAACTAATGGACAATCAATTGGCGGTAGCTTTTTTGGTGGCATACCTTATCATAATACTCCATTTAATTTACTTCCAACCATTGAAACTGGGTATGATTTTACAGATGCAGAATGTGTAGAATTAGAAAATAGCGGGATTACTTTGCTTAGAAATAATCCATCAAATACAACTATTATTTGTAATGAAGCGGTTACGACTTACAAAACAGATGCATTAGGACAAATTGATAAAACTTTCAAATATATTAACTATGTTGATACTTTAACAATTGTTCGTGATTATGTTTTCCAAAATCTTAAAGCTGATTTCTCGCAACATATTCTAACAACTGGTCAATTAATATCTGGTCGCCCTATGGTTAATCGTGAAGGCTTTATTGCTAAAATGATGGGCTATTATGGAGCTTTATCAGGCTATAAAACTGGCAATAATAATTATGTATTGTTAAGAGCTGGTAGCGAAGAAGCTAATGCCTTTAAACAAGCTTTAGAAGATTCAATTGTGATTACTTTGGTTGATGGAAAAATCACCGCAGAATCAATCGCAAATATTGTTTCACAAGTTAGACAACTTATTGTTAATTTCACTCCAACCTTTGAATAATTATGGCAATTCTAGATTACGGCAATTTATCAATTAATGGAACTGTTATCTCTTACGAGGGAGCGGTTAAAATTGAAGCAGGCACAAAAAAGCGTATTGTAAGTCCACAAGTAAACGGTGGTAAAATAATTACGACTGATATTTCAACTAATGTCAGTAAAATTACAGTAAAAGTAAGGGTTACTCCTGAAAGTAATGCGCAGTTTGACGCTTTCTTTAATAACGGAGATAATAATACTATATCTTTTAGAGACCAAAACTTTTCAGCTTGTTTGTTAGAAATGCTTCCAGAGCGTGAAGATTTGTCAACTGTTGATTATGTATTTTTAGGCGACCCTGCAATTTAGTTTTTATGGACAATATTACTTTTGATTTACAAACTCCATTAAAAGTTCAAGCCAATGTTGACGGCAAGAATGTTTTTAATGATTTAGATAAAATTTATTTAAAAGCTCCGACTTACAAAGATAAGGATAAAACTCTTGTATTAAAGAAAAAGTTTATTGAAGCAATCTTTGCAATGACTGCAACAATTCAAAAGCAAGATGCTCAAGAGCAAATAGGCGAAGGCAAACTTGATTCAAAAGCAATTAAAGCAATCTTATTCGCTTCTAAAGATTTTGATATTGTAGCATATTTTAAACATTTTGAAAGCCTTTTAATTAATGTTGCTTTTAAAGATGAAGATATGAAGCAACCTTTGATTAGTAGCGAAGTTCAAAAGATTGATGAATCAGATTTTGAGGAGCTATTGGCTAAATATATTGAGGTTTTTTTTATTGTTTCTTGGATGAAGACTCTAAACTAGAAACTATTATTTGCAACCTCGCATATTTTTATAAAGGGTCGGCAAGTATGGACTGGTTAGAGTCGCAACCAATACCAAAGCTTTTAAGATTACAAAAAGAGGCGGAAAAAATTAACAAACAACTAGAAAAAAATGTTTAAAATATCTTACATATACGATTTAGTTGATAACATAAGCCCTCAATTAAAGAAGATACAATCCAACCTAAATAACGCTAAATATAAAGTATGGTCTACCGCTGTTGATATGGGCGATGCTTTTGATAAAATCAGTAAAAAATTAGATGTAATAGCAAAAAAGACAATGAATTTCGGCAAAAATATGTTTGTTAAAACTACATTGCCAATTGGATTACTTGGCTCTAATTTTATTAAAAATGCTTCTGATTATAGCGAATCTATAAATAAAGTCGATGTAGCGTTTGGTAATGCTTCGCAATCAGTTAAGGATTTTGCTAAAATAGCAGGCAAAGGATTTGGTATAGATATTGGAACAGCTTTAGATATGTCAGCAATGTTCGGTGATATGTCAACTTCAATGGGAATTTCTCAACAAAAAGCCTCTGAGCTATCTATAAATCTAGTTGGACTTGCTGGCGATTTAGCTTCTTT